TTTTGTCATAACCTTTTATCTATATACCGGGTCACGGTAAAAATACAGCTAGAAATCGCTGGTAAACCAGTCAGGCCAGAAGCGCTTCATGGTTGGAGGCGGGTCGTAACTGTAGTTCATCAGGTTTCGCTGGATGTCAGACGGCTGTGGGAAGGTATCAAACCGGAGTGTGGTTTCAGATAGTACATCTTGGTAGAAGGTGAGTCTGAATGTACGTTCATCAGGTGTGAAGCCTTGTAGGGCGTAGAAGTCGTAGACATCTTTGCAGACGTTGTAAGCCCGAAGGTTTTCAGGGCTGTCAACTTGCATGAGTGCGTAGGCTATGCCTACACATGTTGCCATAGTTTTCGGGGGGGTGGGAGCTGCCATCTTGGTGTGGTAAAGTTGAGCCAGTAGCTCTAGTCTATCACGATGGGGCATACCATGGTTGTTTCTGTAACCTAGGACGTGTGCATTTTGTGGTGAGTTTTTGACTTCACATTTTGCTGGTCGGGTTTCAGAACCGAAATATTCCTTATCCACTGAGGAGTAAGTGGAGAGAAAGTCTTCATGTTCATTTGGAGGTATGAGGACGGACAATTTGAAGATGATATCATCGCCTTGGCCTTTGTGCAGAATAATCTGTGAAAGGAGGAATCCCATTGCAAACAGAACAGTGTAGTTCGTGATTGAGAAGTGGATTGTGTCGTAGAGTTGGGTTGTGTAAACGCCGGAGGGCATTCCAAACCATTTTCTGCGATACATCCTGCCGTCAGGTAGGACGGTGGGACATGATCTGAAGGAGTAGCAGAGCCATTGCCATAGGAGTTCTAGGCGGTGTGCTTTGTGCTGGTTCCATGTTGTGTGAGTCATGTGGTATTCCTTAGTAGGCATGTAGCCATTGTCGAAGTCGAGGAAACTGCGAGTCATTTGGTCTATGTCATCTTGAATTTCAAAGGAAAAGAACTTGTCAAACCGAGATTTGTCAAGTGTAATTATGGAGCCACGGATGTGGGAGCGGAACAGCTCGTTGTTGAGTTTGAACCAGCCACCAGTGATGGTTTCATATCCCCAGAGGAGGGGAGTGAGTCCAGGTGAGCGTTTGAGATACGCCATGTAGGACCACATTAGCATAATGTAAGCTATGTTTTGAGGGCGAGGGAAGCCGGAGATGCAACGTAGCTTATTTGGGTCTTTGATGTCAATAAGGGCGGTTTTGGTGTGTAACAGGATATAGTATAAATGTTTGTCGAAGGTGGATCCGTTTTTGATTTCGTGTAGAAAGCGTCGAGTCCAGTCGAAGATAATACTTTTCATGTTGCCAAAAGAGGGGCGGGGGTCGCTGCTTGGTAGTGAGTTGCGCTCTATGTAGAGTGGGTCACGTAGTTGTTTGCGGAAGAAGGGTTCTGTGGAGAACGGGGCTTCGGCATTCGAGGGCATGCGATGTGGGTAGTGGTGTTCAACATCTAAGATGTGTACTGGTCTGCATTTCTTTGGGGGCTTGAAAGCATTGTGAGTAACATCAAGTGCATTATAGTAATGCTCATCTTTCACCGTTTGGTGGAAGGAGATGTCGCCACTAAAAAAGTCGTAGAGGAGTGAGTCTTCGTTCATTTCGGAGCGTTTTCGTTGAGTGAGAATATGTTCAACTTCAGAGGTGCGGAGATTCTTGGCCATTGAGAAAAGAATGGTTTTCTTGTGTGCTTCAATTGCGGCAAGGTTAGTACTTGGAGGGTTGGGGCGGAAGGGGGAGGTTCCTACGTATTCAAAGTTGGTTGAAGTGCTTTGGGGGTCGAAAGACGGGTGTTCAATTTCATAAGACATTGTGTTGGTGCGAAAGTGTAAGGTACAAATTAGTTGAGGAGCGATCTAATAAGCTTTTGGTTTAAGGGCGTTAG